CTAATACTTCTTGTCCTTAGGTGGATTTGGGTCATTGCCTGGAGCGACAGTATCTGCATCGATCCACTTTCCATCTCGACCCTGGATACGGACCTCGCCGCCGCCTAAATTCTCAACAATTTCTTTCGCCCTGGCTTCCGCCTCCTGCTGAGTCCCAAAAACACCGCTGGCCCGCTTAGCGCCTGCTCCTTTCACAGCCCAGTCATCTCCATGCTTTACGACATATCGAGCATTCTTCTTGGACATGTCACCCCTCCCTATTCTTGGATCAGTAACGAGATTTGTCTGAACCAACCCCTGACCTCATCAGCAGGATCAGCTTCGGTGAGCAGCTCAGGCGTCATCGCCCGCACTGACGCGCTATTGAGCCTCCGCTTGGCGTTGCTCATCTTCTTCTTTTGCTTCTTCTCATCCAGCTCTCCCCAAGGAGTATCGGAATCAGAGGCGGCATGGACAACCTGCGCAAAGATAAAGGGCACATCGTCGAACTCGGCGATTGCATTTGGGAAATCTGGAGCCTCCGATTTGATCGCCAGGGGATGTAAATAATTCTCCATTTCTTTTCGCGTCGTCAGACAGGCTGTGCAGTCATCCCTGGCGTTGATCTCGTCCACGGTTGCCTGGTACTTTGATGTATTAGGCGGTTCAGAATCTCTATCAAAAAGGTGAAACTCCGGCCTATTCAAGTCCGCAAGTCTATTAGCCCACAGCGCAAGGTTTGTGCCGCCACAGGGGATGAAAATGATCACACCATCTTCTTCAAGCTGGCCGAGGTCGAGGATATCCTCCCCTGCGGCGGCAAGGATTTGTGAAATGCCCTTCAGAAAATCAATGTCATTTATACCCTCAACGCCAATGAAAAGCTTCACTGAATGATCAGCCAAGATACCAAGTTCTTTCGCGAGGGCCTTGCACGATTCTGGTGAGCCGCTTTCAACCAATCTGCAGTCAGCGGTCGAGCAGATGTACCTAATGGCCTCGATTGGCACCAACCTAGCCAAGACAGGGTTATGCGTCGTGAGGATGACCTGGCAATCAGGATTTGCTACCAGTTCAGAAAATGCTCTCATAAGGAGACGCTGATTTGCTGGATGCTGGCTCGTCTCCGGTTCTTCGATGGCATAGATAACATTGGTAGAACCTCGTTCGCGTGCCGCTTCCTCTGCCTTCGCTCTGAAAAAATTGAGTAGAATCAGACGGCGAACACCACTACCGCGTTTGTTGATTGGAATCTCATTGTCATCCGTAAGACTTACACCAAACACCTTAGCCCAATTTGGCTTTGAAAACCTCGGTTTAAGCTGACCAGCAAGCGTTGCGTCCATTTCCTTCAATTTCTCGACTGTCCTGTCAGCAATGCTGCGCACCTCCGCTTCTACCTTTACTGCGATCTCTGAAAGTTCGACCTCTTGGGCCTTAATGGCCTCCTGGATAGCGGCCTTCATCGGATCTTGCGCTTCAGCGTCCTGATCGGTGCTTGGCCTGTCTGACTTGAATAGAGCGAAAGTAGGCAGGATCTTCTTGATCTGGTCCCAAATCTTCCCTTCAGCGGCCTTGTCGAGAGGGATTAAGGTCATCTTAAGTGTGATATCAGAGTCCCGCCAAATCTTCTGCCGCAATTGAGAGTTGATGGCCTGGTTCACGCTATCGAGGGCAATACCCAACAACTTTGCTCGCTGTTTCAGCTTCGCGTTCGTTAACGTCAATAAATCATTGAGATTCTCACCAGTGGGATGGTTCGCATTAGCGTAGAAGGTCGCTTTTGGCGTCTTGGTGCTACAATTGTATATTTTTTGCAGCTCAAGATACCCACGCTTGTTCAGAAGAAATTCATCACCAAACGAGGTCTTATTGCCGGCGTCGATGTCGATCTCAGATGGCAGCCCTGAAAACTCACAGATGATCGCGACGTCAGATACATCACCATCGACAGTAGCATCTTCAGTTTCGATCTTGGCCTCGTCAAAAAAAATGTTCAACGCTTCTAGGACGGTAGACTTTCCGACATCATTTCTACCGATCATCAGTGTGAGATTATTGAAATCAAAAGAGATTTCTTCTTTGTAGCAGCGAAAATTGCGTAACCGTACCCGCGAGAGCTTCATAACGCCTCCAAATAATTCAGCCGAACAATTTTTATGATAAGCTAAGCATATATTCGTGTCAACGCTAGCGAAATACCTTATTGGTACGGTATGAAAACCGAAAACACAATGAAATGCGTGAGTTTACGCAGAGAGATATGCTAGTTGCATTATGGCATCCAGCAAATCTTCCTCGGCTTTTGACGGGTATTATCGAGAATCGCGAGAAAATGAAATCAATTTAACGAATCAAGAACGATTATAATTTCAGCAGGTTAGTGTCTCAGAGATCGCCTTAGAAAAACTGAGAAAGGATTGGGGATTACCCCGAATCCATAGGCCGCAAATTCGAGCTTTGCCAGTCGTTCCCTTGCCAGTCAGGCGTGGCACTCGTCGCCCGGCAGGCTGTGGCCGTTATTCTGTACTAGTTTCACCCGTACTCGTGTCGCTCTCTTCTCCAGGCTCCCCAGGCCACACCACCGTCTCCGGAAACCCCTCCTGCTCCGGCACGTCTCTCAGCTCCTGCCGGTAGGTAGCCCACAGGGCTTTCGTCTCGTCGCTCAGGGGGCAGTCCGATAGCTGTGTCCAGTCGCAGGCGGTGAGGAGGGTGTTGCGCTGGGCGCGCACGGTGGCTGCGGTCTGGTCGGTGGTCGGGGTGAGGTAGGTCTCGAACTCCTCATCCGTGATCTCCTTGACCTCGTAGTCGGCTTCGGTCGTGTCGGGGAACTCGACCAGGGCCTGGGCGATGAGGGCGCCGTCGGCGGGCTTCAGGCTTTGGGAACAGACCAGGCGGCCGGTGGTGGAGTTGATGCAGGCGTACATCGCTTCATCCTCACTTTTTGATGCACAGGAAGTGCAGGTAAAGCTGGCCCGTGCCGGTGCCGCTGCCCGTTGCTCGCGTCCAGGTTATGGTGAAGCCGTCGGATGTGACGCTGACGATGGCCGCAGATTGGTTGTAGGCGTTCAGGCCGCTGAGCACGAGAAAGAGGACGCTGTGGGCCGTCGCGCGGGAAGAATCATCGTAGACGCAGTCTTCGTATCCGCCGTTCTCCCAGATGCCGGTGCTGGCGCTCGTCGTGTTGCCGGCGACGCACATGACGATGTCGGGTTGGAAACCGACGCCGGTATAGGTCACGTCGCCGCTTTCGGCGTTGTAGGCGCGGGTTGCCCGAAAGGCGATCATCTGCGGCAGGTTGGCCTCTTCCACGGAAGTTGCCGCGGCTGTGGCCGAGGCCGCGGCTGCCGTGGCGCTGGTTGCCGCATTCGTTTCCGAGGCCGCGGCATTGGTGGCGCTCGTGGCGGCCGCCGTCGCCGAGCTTGCCGCCGCCGTGGCCTTTGTAGTGGCCGTGCTTGCGCTGCTCGCAGCGGCCGTGGCCTGTGTCGTGGCCGTGGTGGCCGAGCTCGCCGCTGCGGTCGCGCTGGCCGCGGCATTGGTCTCCGAGGTGGCCGCGTTGGTCTCGGACGTGGCGGCGTTGGTAGCGTAAGTCGAGGCCAGGTTTTTGAGGATCGTCGCCTGGCTCGCGCTCTGAGACGCGCTCGATGACGCTGTCGAGCAGGTATCGGCATATTTTCCCGCCGCCTCCTCAGCGGCTGCGGCGTTCGTCTCCGAGGCCGCGGCAGCCGTCGCTGAGGCTGCGGCCGCCGTGGCGCTTGCGCCCGCGTTCGTCTCGCTGGTCGCGGCGGCCGTGGCGCTGGCCGAGGCGTTGGTTTCCGAGGCCGCGGCGTTGGTTTCGCTGGCCGCTGCCGCCGTGGCGCTCGCTGCCGCATTGATTTCGGAGGTGGCCGCGTTCGTGGCGGAGGTCGAGGCCAGATCCTTGAGGACCGCCGCCTGCGTCGCACTCTGGGCAGCGCTCGATGACGCCGTCGAACAGGAATCGGCGTATCTCCCCGCCGACTCATCAGACGCCCCCGAGTTGGTTTCCGAGGCTACGGCGGCCGTCGCCGAGGCCGCGGCTGCGGTGGCGCTCGCGGCAGCGTTCGTCTCCGAAACTGCGGCGGCTTCGGCCGAGGTTGCGGCCGCGGTCTTCTGGATCGTCGCCTGGCTCGCGCTTATCGAAGCACTCGAGGCTGCCGTGGAGCAGGTATCGGCGTATCTTTCCGCGGTCTCCGCATACGAGGCCGCGCTCGTCTCCGAGGTCGCCGCGGCTTCGGCCGAGGTCGCTGCCGCGTTCTTCTGGATCGTGGCCTGGCTTGCGCTTGTCGCCGCGCTCGAGGCCGCCGTCGAACACGTGTCGGCATACCTTGCCGCGGCCTCTTCCGCCTCCTGGCAGTCGCTCAGGTAGTCGTTCGGGACCTCCCCGGTGACGGCAACCCCGACCTTGCGGTCGATTTCCTCCTGGTGCTGCTGGGCGATCATGATCAGCTTGTCGAACTGCGCCTCGATGACCGCGCTGCTGTAGCCGCCGCCCTGGACCAGCTCCAGGGCCTGGACCAGCGGCATGACCCGCCGGATGGTTAGCGTCTCGCCGCTGGCCAGCGGATCGCCGGACACGGGATAGGCGACGGTCCCGGCGCTCTTGCCGGCCCCGGACACCGTGTAGTCGGTCCCCAGGGCTAGGGTGGTTTCGGCGCCGTCCGTGCCGGTCAGGGTGACCTCCAGGTCCTCCTCGTCGTTGAAGGGGAAGCTGACCGTGAATTCAGTGGCAACGCCGTTGCCCGCGTATTGAACCTTGTTGATCGTGGTGGAAATGGACATGACGCCTCCTAGTTCTCGCTACGCTTGAAAATGAGGTCCTGGGGCTCGAAATCCTGGTCTCCGGTGAGCAGGTCGAAGGCCCCGCGGGCGCTGATCTCGAGTTGTCTGGTCGGAAGCTTGAGCCAGGCGCCGGTGAGGGTCAGGGCCGGGCTCACGGCCTTCTCGGTGACGAGCTCGCCCTTGCTGGCCAGGGACAGGAGACGGGTTGCCGAGGCGATGGTGCCCTCGACCGGGGTCAGCTTGTAGCCGCCGAACTCGGAGACGACCGGGGACGCGATGTCACGCACGAAGGGCAGCATGCCGAGGCCGAACCGGAGCGAGTTCATGGCCGCCCACTTGTCCCACTCCTCGTCATCCGCGGGCGGACGGCCGGACAGGAGCTCGGCCAGGCTCGGACCGAGGAGCGCCAGCATGGCCGTGGTCAACGCGAACTCGGCGAAGTCGATCCGCCGGCCCCGGAGCGGCTTGGCCATCAGGTTGTAGGCCGTGGACAGGAAGGAATAGAACATGGTCGTGGCTTTGACGAACTCGCTCTTGCTGCGCTGGAGCGCCGACAGGTCTTTGAGCCCGCCCCCGCCCTGGCTCACGCGCACGACGTGGTCGGCGTACTGCACGGCCCGGGCGTGGTCCCGGTCCCGGGCGAGCCCGGCGTCGTAGGCCGCGTTCCAGGTGAGCACGTCCACGGTCATCTTTTGCGTCGCGCCGATGAACTTGAACATCCATTCGCCCGGCTTGCGCAGGAGCCGGCCGCCCAGGCTCACGCCCCGGAAGGTCTCGTTCGCCTCGCGGGTCGCGTGCGTGATCCGGTGCGCATGAAGGCCGAGCTCTCGTTGGCCCGGCGCAGGTCGTCGAGAAAGGGCTTGACCGTGAAGTAGCCCGGCAGGCGCTTGAGGAGCCGCCAGGACTGGCGCTTGAGCACGGCGACCGACTGCGTGAGCCCGGCGGCCTGCTGGAGCCCGACGCCGATCTTGCCCAGGGAGACGACGGTGGTGCCGATGCGTAGCGAGCGGAAGACCCGCTCGGGCCAGGCGTGGGGCTCGTACGGCAGGTTGGCGATGTCCTTGGCCCAGGGCAGGAGCTGGTCGGCCAGCTCCTTGCCGAGGTGACGCCCGGCCGCGGCCTTGAACGCCCTGTCGCGCAGGATTTTGCCCACGTTTACCAGGCGCTCGCGGTGGGTGAGGTCGTGGATGACCCCGAACACGTGGCGGGTGACGTCGGAGAGTTCCACGGACAGCGGCTGCCCGCCGGCCGTCTGTTTGCGCTCCTTCAGGTAGCCGTGTTTGGTCATGACCTGGGAATACTTCTTCGTGCCGTAGAGCAGCGCCTGCTCGACTTCGCTACGCTCGGCCTGGATGTCGGACTCCGACGGGTCGATGACCACGGGGAAATAGCCGCCGGGGTACGTGCCGAACTGCGTTTCCACGGGCTCGGGCATGACCCGCTCGGGCTCGCGGCCGGTCATTTCCCGTTCGAGCGCAAAGGCCTCCTTGCGGAAGGTGTCGATGTAGTTCCAGACGGCTTGGACGAAGTCCCAGTCGCGCTTGTCAAGCCGGGTTTTCACCGCCTCCATCTGGGCGTCCGTCCACGGGGCGCCGTCGGGCATGGCGGTGCCGTCGCGCCGGCGCGAGTAGTTGCCCTGGTTGCCCATGTCCAGCGCCAGGCGCAGGAGCTGCGCGCGGGTGAAGGACTCGCCGCACTCCGGGACCAAGACCCGCTTGCGAAACATCGCCGCGCGCTCGGCCGACGAATAGTGCCGCGCCATGAGCCCGGCCAGGGCCGCGCTGGCCGCGGTGCAGCGCTCGGCTTCGGCCTCCTCGGACTGCGCCGTGGGCAGGAACAGGTGCCGGAACCACGGCCCGAGCTCATCGCCGTCGATGGCCCGGAACAGGACCTCCATCTTGACCATGCTGGCGTCTGCACCCTTGAGTGCGGACAGAACCTTGTGGATCTTACTCGAGGCCCGTTCGTGCCGGCCGCCCGGCTTGCCCGGGGCGAAGGTCGCGGCCAGCTGGGCGGTCAGCTCCCGCACCACCTCCTCGCGGCGCCGGTACTCGCCCTCGGATTTGACGAAGCGCTCCTGGCGGTCCACGGCGGCGATCTGGTCGATGGCCGTGAGCACGTCCCGGAAGTTCTGGACGGACAAGTCGCCGAACTGCTGGGCGTTGGAGCGGTCCGTGACCAGGTCCGGCAGGGCCACGCTGTAGCCCTTTTCGCCCGAGAGCCGTTCCCAAGCCGTGAAGTCGATGGCCCGGCGCGGGGTGCCCTGGGCGTCGGCCTGGGCGCTGTACGCGTTGTAGGCCCGGATGAAGTCTTCGTGCGACATGCCGGGCGGCCGGGGCGCAAAGCCGAAGCGCACGCCGATGTCGCGGATGAGGTCGCGCGCCTCCTGGTACATGACTTTGGAGGCCAGGGCCTGACGGACCTTGCGCACGCCCGCGTTGATCTCCTCCCGGACGTGCATGGATTCGAGGACCAGGGCGTGGTTCAGCATCTCCCGGCGCTTGAACTCCATGGCCTTCTCGAGGCTGCCGGCGTCCCTGGCCTGGCGGGCGAGCTTGCCGGCCCGAATCTCGGCCTGTGAGAAGCGGTCCGCCCGGCGGGCATCGCTCACGCTCTTGCCGGCCAGCACCTGCCGGGCGACCTCGCGCACCGCGTCGCCCTCCATGCGCCGCGCCCGGGCCTGGGTCAGCCCGGCCTTGCGGCGCCGGGCCGCGCGCAGCATCTCGAACTCGGCGGCCAGCACGGCCAGTCGCTCATCCGTGTGGTAGTCCTCCTCGGCCGAGGGCAAGGTGGCCTCTTCCAGGCCGGCGCGGATTTCGGCCTCCTTCGCCGCTTGCAGCTCCTCGGCCCGGCGCAGGATGCGCCCGGTCTTGCCCTCGGCGCCGAGGACGGCCGCAACCATGTCCGGCACGGAGGCGAAGCCGGCGTCCCTGGCGACCTGGTCCGGCGGCTCGCCGCCGTTGGTCCGGACCATGCCCACGCGCTTCTTGGCCAGCTCCTTGCGGGCGTCCTCCCCGGCGTAGGCGTCCAGGTCGGCCATGCTCATCCCGCCGCCGGCCACGGCCGCGTCCATGGCCTTGTAGGCCGGCAGGGTTTCCGTCTCCCGCCGCGCCTCGGCCTGGAAGGCTTCCCTTCCGCCTAGAGCCTGGACGTAGGCCCCGACGTAACGGCGCAGGCGCCTGTCCCGGGCCGACTCCTGCGCGGCCTGGACCTGGCGCTCGTAGGCCACGCGCTCCTCCCGCGCCATCTGCTCGGCCGTGGTGAAGAACGGCTGGGCCGCCTCGTGCATGGCCTCGACCTCGGCTATCTCCTGGTCCGTGGCGAAGAGGCGGTCGAACAGGCCGGCGAGCTTGGCCGAGGGCTTGGAACCGAGCCGCGCCAGGTTGCCGTAAATCTGCCGCAGCCAGGCCGCGAAGCGCTGGAAGACGCCTTGCAGCTTGCGCGAAGGCGCCTTGCCTTCGAGGAAGTAGGCCTCGAGGGACCTGGCCCATTTCTCGTGGGCCTCCTCGCCGATTTCGCCGTCGTCCTGGATGCCCAGCTCTGCCTTGACCGCCTGCCACTCTTCCCGAAGCCGCGCGTCGGCCGCGTCGGCCGTGGCCAGGGCGCGGGTGAATTCCAGGAAGACGTGCCCGGACTCGTGCAGGAAGGTGCTTTCGTTGGCCGTCTCGAAGAGCGTCAGGATGTTCCCGGTCCGGTCGAAGACGCCCCGGGGGCCTTGCCCAAGACCGCCTTGGTAGAGGGCATCGACGATGTCGATGGTCTGGTCGTCGAAGATGACGTAGTTGTACGAGCCTCTGCCTGGTCTGCGGCTGCCCTGGTCGAGGTAGCGTATCCCCTTGATTCCTAGGCTGTTCAGGTGCCGCGAGGCGTTCTCCCGCGACCCGCGGGTCTTCTCCAACGCCCTGTAGAACGTGCTGCCGCTGTCGTTCGAGTCTAATGTCCCGTATTCCAGGCCGAGGGCGCGCAGAGCGGAGGCGAGCTGCCGTTTTCCGTCGTCCTTCGGCCGGAGGTATCCCTCCTCTTTCAGGAAGGCCGTGATGGCCTTCTGGACCTTCGGAGGCTGCGCGGCGAAAGGCTTGTCCCAATCCAGCATCGTGTCGTCTTCGGGGATTTCCGCCTCGAAGATGCGGCCCTTCTTTTTCTCCTCGTACGTGACCCGGCCCTTGTACTCGGCCACATACTGCCGGGCCTGGCTGACGTATTCGGGCCTGGCGCCCTGTTCTTCGAGCCTGTCCGAGAGAGAATCCGGGGAGTACGTCTCCGGCTCGGCCAGGGCCTTGATGGCCAGCCATTGCATGGGGTCGAGGTCGTCCTTGGTGACTGCCTCCCCGTCGAGCTTGTAGACCTTCATCTCCCCGGCAAGTGCGCCACGGTAATACTCTGCAACCTCTTTCCGGCCGGCGAAATAGAGCCCCCAGCCATAGGATTGGGCACCTTCGCCGGTTCCGACATGCTCGAGGCTGAACGAATCGAAGTCGTAAGGGGTGCCGTGGAAAGCCCGCTGGAACAGCCGGCTGCCGCTGTCCTTCAGCCGGCGCCAGCCAGTGCCCAGGCTCTTCAGTTTCTCGACCAGGTCGGAGTCCGTGGAGCCGTCGGGCATAAGGCCCATGCCGACCAACTCAGCGTTGGCCTCGTCGATGGGCAGGCCGCCGGCCTTGAACAGAGACGGGCCGAAGGCGCGGGTGAGTTCCTTGTACTCGCCCGGGTAGTCGGCGCGCAGGCTCTTGCCGCTGATGCGACCCCAAACAGATTCCAGGATGGGATGAAATTCCCTGGGAGACTTGAGCTGTGTGGCGTAGTAGTCGGCGAGGGCTTGGGCCTGTTCCTCTGTCCGGCCTTCGTTCTCCGCGCTCATGCCGGACACGGCTGGCGTTTGCCCCTGCTCGACCGGGGCCGGCGCAGCTTGCACGGGCGGCGCAGCCTGTGCGGGCGGCGCCTCCGTCTCCGCCGTCGCGGCAGGCTCATTCCCCGCCATCCTCGGGGCGGCTTCCACCGGCCCCTGCGGCCCGGCGAGCTCGGGCCATGCCGCCTCGAAGGCCTTGAGGGGTGAGCCGCCGAATTCCTGATCAAGATACCCGCGCCGGGCCATGGTGCCGAAGAACGCCGACCAGACCGCGGCGTCGCTCCCGGCGGTCCGGGTGGCCCGGCCCAGGGCCTCGCGCTGTGCCCTGACCGTCTCGTAAATCTGGCGCGTCTCGGCCTCGATCCGGTCTTCGGCCTGGCGGTCGGCGGCGGCCGCATCCACGATGCGCCGGGTTTCCTCGGCCTGGGTTTTCAACCACTCCCCGCGCTCGCGCAGGGTCATGGACTCGGGCCGCAGGCGGATGTCGTCACGCAGGGCCTGGTCCAGGGGCGTGCCGGTGGCCACGGCGAGGTACTTGGCCAGGGGGATGGTCACGTCGCCGCCGGTGGCCACGGCCTCGGTCACCTGGTCCGGAGTGATGCCGAATTGCTGGAGAACATCCTCGTAGGCCCCGGATTCCGCGGTGGCCGCCTGCTGGAAAAGAGCGCCGTCGATGTGGATGTCCCGGGGCGCCTCCGGGTGCTCCTCGAGCTGCATGGCCAGCGCCTGCTCGAACTTCGCCGGGCTGCGCTCGCGCAAGGGATTCTCGGCCGCCATTTGGCGAAGATTGTCCAGATAGCCGGCCTCGTCCTCGGCCGCCGCGGCGTTCCCGGCCTCCTGGACCGCGCGCTTGATGTCGGCGACGCCCCGGTTGCGGGCGCTATCCGCGAGACGGAAGGGAACCTGGACCGTGGCCACGGCGCCGGGCACGAGCGTGCCGACGATGCCGCCGACTAGGCCCTGGTAAAGCGTGTCCGGGTTTGCTGCGATGTCCGGGGTGGCCGCCAGAAACTCCCGGGCCAGTTGCCGGGCGGTCAGCTTGGGGTTGGCCGCCAGGATGTCCGCGAAGGCGTCCGGGAAGGCCTGGAGGTATTCCTCGACGAAGTTGCCGGCAAAGGCCTCGATGAGCGGCATGGCCACGCCGGAGCGCTTGAGCAGCTTGGCCACGGCCCCGAACTGGAGCACGTTGCCGGCGTATTCGAGCGGGGCCTGGCCCAGGGCCGAGAGGAAGGCCCCCTTGCGCGCCGTGGCTTCGTCCGCGCCGCCGGCCCGGAGGTCCTTGTACTTGGCGCCGGCAGTCTGCACGAAGGGAACGGCAATGCCCGCGCCTGCCCCAAAAAAGACAGAGAGCAACCCGGGACCGGAGCTCCCTAATCCACGCCCGATATCCTCAACAATGCCAGAGGACGCGGCTGCGATGTCGGGGTCCATTTGCAGGCTCGGGGACTGCGCAATGTCCTCGAGCTTTTGCACGGAAAGCGCATTCAGCTCTTTTGCGGCCTGGGTTTCAGCCTCCTCTCGGCCCATGCCCTGGGACAAGTGCTTGTCCACCATCTCCCAATAGCGGGCGCCTGCGTCGGGGAATGCCGGCGACGGATCGGAAAGAACTTGCCGCTGAAATGCTTTTACCTCGTCGTAGTTCTGGAATTCCTTTTTCTCCATCATCGCCGCGCCGCTGAACCACGACGCAACGGCTTGCGTGAAGGACTGCCCCGAAGCCCGCAGGAAGCGGTCGAAGGTCAGCTCTGGTTTGCGCGGCGCAGCCTGTTGCTGCCGCTCCATGTTCGCCAGGGCGGCGGCCGCGTCCCGGGCCAGCTCCATGTTCCCGGGCGAGCTCAGGAATCGCGCGGTGGCCGGGGCCTCGCGCTCGATCCTGCGCAGTTGCCGCGCCTCGGCGTACTTCTCGGCCCGGTCCGGGTCGGCCTGGACGATCTTTGCCGGCAACCCGGTCGCGGCCGTCAGGTCCTCGTTTCGCTTGGCCTGGTCCGGCGTGAGCATGGCCGCCTTGGCCACTGCCGGCAGCGAGGGGCCGGGCCGGCTCGGCGCCGGGCTGGCCCCGCTTGCGGCAAAGACCGCGTCCATGCTGCCGGGCTTCTGCGAAGACTGGTCCTGCCGTCCTCCCAGCGCATCCCGGAAAACATCGTCCATGGTCGGCATCTACTTGGCTCCCGAGAAATCCTTGTATTCGTCGGTCCGGAGGTAGCGGCCGTCGGCGTAGATGCTTTTCAGCTGCTCGTCGGTCAGGCTGATGCCCCGCCGCTCGGCCTCCCCGCGCAGGAAGGCGGCGTCCTTCTTGGGGATGTCGCCGATTTCCACGCTGTGCATCTTGAACTGGCGCACGGTGTCGTCGAAGAGGAAATCCGCGTCGTACACGCGCTTCACCGCCTGGCGGTCGGCCTCCTCCTGGATTTCCTCGTCGCCGGGGTTCTGGCCGTGCTTGGCCCGGAATTCGCCCACGAAGCTCTTCAGCGTGCGGTTGAACAAGGTCCGGTCTTCGGCCTTGTCGATGCCCAAGTCCTTCAGCGAGGCATCGACCTCGGCCAGCTTGCGGGCCACCCGGGCGCCGGCCGCGTCCTCGCCCATCTTGGCCAGGTCCTTCAGATCCTCGCGGCCGATCCGGAGCAGGTATTTGCTCTGAAAGGCCTTGGCGTTGAAGCTGCGGGCGGCCCCGACCTCGTTCATGGCCTCGGCATACGCGTCCGGATCGGTGACGATGTCCTTGCCGCTCAGGGCCTGGTCCACGATGCGCCGGGCCGAGGTGCGCGTCCCCAAGTCGCCGATCTGCTCCACCCTGGCCCGGTATTTCTTCAGGCCCTCCAGGTCCCGGGCCGCGGTGAGCTTCTGTACGTTCTCGTTGACCAGCAGCACGGCGTCGTGCCGGGCCTCCTCGCGCTCCTTCTTGTGCGCGGAATAGAAGCTCTCGACCCAGCCCATGATCTTGCGCTCGGCCCCGGCGTCGCCCCCGGCGGCCTTCTTCACCGCACCGGCATAGGTGGCGAAGTCCGCGCCCCGGCCGTGCTCCTGCATGATCCTGCTCGCCGCGTCGTAGGCCTCCTGGTCGGCCGTGGCGCTCTGCAAAGCGTCCTTGATCCTGGTCTGGACCTCGCCCGAAATGCCGTCGGCATGGGCCTCCAGGTAGGCCCGGGCGGCCTTGGGGCTGGCCATGAGCATGTCGGCCAGGACGCGCTGGTGGAACTTGGTCGTCTCGTCCTTCACCAGGCTGTCCAGGACCTCGGGCGAGTGGCCGTCGTCCGCGTACATCCTGCGCACGTTCGCCGAGAGCTTGCCGGCCATGGCGTCCAGCCCGGCCCAGGGGGTTGCGTCGCCGTGCGCGAACAGCTCCACGGCCGCCGGGGCCTGGTCACGCTGGGCGGCGTCGGTGATCTGCTGGGACTCGGCCAGGAGCGTCGATTTCTGGAAGGTCTTCAGCTGCTGCGTCTGCCAGTCCGCGGCCCAGGAGCCGTAGGCGTTCTGCAGCTGCGAAAAGGACTGGTCGAAGAGCGCCCGTTGCCGCTCATTGGCGAGCTGGCCCGAGGCCTGGCCCCGCCGCTCCTGGAAATAGGCCCCCGTCTCGTCGAAGACCTGCAAGCCCGCCTGGCCGAGTTTCCCTTGCTCGACGCCCATCTTGTAGGAAAGCGCGGCTTCGCGCTCCTGGTTCATGACCTGGCGGACCTGCGCCTCGTCCTCGACGTCGCGCTCCCGCCGGGCCTGGTCCAGGAGCACATCGGAGAGCTGGCCGAGGGCGGCGCCGAAATCGCGCATGCCGGCGCCGACGGGCATGGCCTGGGCCGCGGGGATGCGGACCTCGGGAACCTCCCGTTGCGGGGCGTTTGAAACGTAGCGTTGGACTTTGGGCATGTTCGACTCGCATTACTTCCGATGATTCACTTGAAATAGCTGCTGTATGCCCCCATGGTCTTCGATGCGCCGCTGAGCAGGGTCGAGGCCGTGTTCCAGTAGCCGCTTGAAATCGCGCTTCTGGCCTGCATGCCGTAGATCGAGCCCTGCGTGCGCTGCGCCCAGGCGTTGGTCTTGTAGTTCTGTTTGATGATCCGGGCGTCGAGCTCGCCCTGCTCGGCCGTGTCCGCGAGCACGTCGGCGGCCGAATCCTGGTCCACGATGACGCCCGAGGCGGCCAGGCCCGCACGCTGCTGGCCCTTGATCTGCGACACCCGGTTGCGCTGGCGCTGCATCTCGGTGCGTCCCTGCTGCTCGGTGAGCGCGGCCGAGGCGTTGGCGGCATTCTGGTTGGCCTTGGCCACGGCCGCGGTCTGCGAGGCCTGCACGGCGCTGCCCACGGTGCTTGTGGCCGTGGCCGCGGCCATGGCAGCGATGGAACCCACGGCCAGAGCGGTCATTCCCATCTCAGTCCCTCCTCATCCAGAAGCGGTAGAACGGCGCACCCGTGTGGCCCATGGGGACCGGCGAGCCGTCCAGGGTGAAGCCGCACCACCTGAGCCAGGCGATGCAACGCGGGTAGCCGGCGTCCACGTAGTTCTCGAGGCCGCCGGGGAACAGGGAAAGCATGTAGCCGACGAAAGCCCGGGAGTGCCGGGCGAAGGAAAGCCAGATGCCATCGACAAGCTGCGACGAGAGCAGCCACGGCACGCCCACGTCCGAAACCAGGGAGCGGTAGGCCACCCCGAACATGGCCGCGACCTCGCCGCCGCACAGGACCGTCCAGGCCGCCCGTGAGGCGGTGAGCGACTGGCGCAGCAGCTCGCGCGGCGGCAGCGTCGAGACGCGCATCTCGGCCAGGACTTCGGGCCGCAGCCGGGGCGCCAGGGCGTCCACGTGCCCGGGCCGGGCCTGAATGACCCTAGCCGCCAAGGGTCACCTCCGGGATGACCGCCAGCACGGTCAGCGGCAGGGGCGCGGTCTGCTTGATGCAAATCCGGCCTTCGGTGTCGTAGCCCCCGGGAAAAGCCCGGTCCTTGTCGCCGGAGAACAGGTCAACGGCGCTGTCGTAGGCCGAGTCCGAGCTTAAGGGGATCTGATCCAGCCGGCTTTCGCTGGAGCCGATCTGAAACGTCGAGCTGCGGTCCAGGCGCACGGTCACCCGGGAAATCTTCTTCCGGCGGCCCTGGGCCGTGCCCTCGCGCGTCTGCAGCTCCAGGGACAGGGTTTCGAGCACGGACTCAAAGCCCAGGCCGACGTGGACCACCGAAGCCGCGAACGGCAGGGTGATCGAGCCGTCCGCGACCGTGGCCGTGAACACCCGGCCGTCGGCCAGGCCGGTGACCGCCTCGCCCTCCAGGTGGTCAAGGCCCGAGATCGTGGCCGCGGCCTCGCCGCTGTAGGTCAGGCCGCAGTCCACGAAAAAGGCGTCGGCCACGTCGTCCGAGGTGAAGCGGTCGGTCAGCCGCTCGACGTACTTGACCGTGGCGCCGTTTATTTCGCGCTGCACCACCATCCAGACCTCGTCATAGCCGTCGCCCGGAATCGAGGCGATGGCCTCCACCACGCCGCCCACGTCGTGCGAGTGCCAGGCGAAGACCTGGTGCTCGCGCAAATAGGTGAGGCCGAGAAGAAGGCCGTCGTCGCGCACGCACCAGACGATGGAGTCCGGGCTCTGCTGGTAGGCCCAGGCGACGATGGTGTGCCCGCGGAACAGATGGTTGGCCAGGATGGACAGGTTGTTGCCGGCGTAGCCGTCGATTTCCAGGCTGTAGGTCAGGTCCCGGACCTCGTTGTTCGTCCGGGTCAGGTGCAAAACCGAGCTGCCGATGATGATGGGCTGGATGTGCGACGAACCGGTGTAGCCCTGCTGCTTGACCAGCACGCTCGAGGGCGTCAGGGCCGAGTCGTCGGCGCCGGTCATCTTCCACTCGCCGCCCATGGTGCCGATGAGCAGCTGGCCGATGGGCACCATCCACCTGATTTCGTTCACCTGGCGCGCGGCGATGGTGAACGAAATCGCGTCATCATCCTTGAGCGGGCTCGACACGTTCATGTTCTCGTAGGCCCCGGTCTGGGAGCCGTAGATGGTCTGGGGATGGTCGTCGGTCCTGGACAGGATGAGGCGCTGCTCGAAGAACGTGGCGCAGCCCGGGTAGTCCGCGACGTAGCCGGCCTGGAGGTAGCGCGAGGCCTTGGCGCTCGGGTCCTCGTCCGCGGCGGTCCGGGCGTAGATCGTGTCGAAGCCGAGCGAATCGTTGTCGCCGTAGGCCCACTGGCTCGCCGTGAGGCTGCCCAGCGTCCCCGCGGCCATGAGCCCCACGCCGACCTCGAACATGTCGTCGGGCTGATCAAGACCAGGATCGCCGCCGCCGGCCGCCTCAAGATAGTATTCGCCGGTGCCCGAGGCGGAGGCTGTCCACTGGTAATCGTCTTCGTCCACGAGGTTGGTGGCGAAGGGGTTGCGGCCCCGGGGCGGGCCGTCCGAAGTGTCGTTGTCGATGCCGTTGTCCACGAACGAGGCCGAATCCGACCGACCGATGTAGCCGAAGGAGCCCGACTCGTCCGAACGATAGATGTAGTAATAGTCCGCGCCCGAAACGGCGTCCCAGCTGACCGCCACGGACAGGGAATCCGTGAAGTATTCCAGGCTCTTGGTCAGGACCGCGTCGGATTCGCGCGGCAGGGACTCCTCGCCGGTCTCCTCGGAAATAGCCGTGACCGCGTAGATGCGCGACACGGAATTGCCGGTCGTGTTGTTCTTGCAGGTCACCGCGTCCGGCGGCTCGATGGAGGCGGCGAAGAGGACGACGCTGAGCGTCCAGTCGTAGTGTGAGGAGCGCCCGAGCTTGCGGAGCGCGTAGCCGGGGTGGGTCACGTACATGATGTCCGCGCTCTGCACGAATTTGAGCAGCGAAAGATCAGCCTCGGCGTAGGGCGTCTCGATCTCCACCGGCTCGCCCGCGTCGGCGTACCCGTCCGGGTAGACCACCTGGCCGCCGTCCTTGAACACGCGCATGTACCCGCCGCCGAACTCCAGGACGTAGGCCTGCTCGACGCTGAACTGGAAGGGCACGAGGATCACCGTGCCCGCGGCGCTCTTGATCTCGCCGATGAACTGCGTGCCCGGCCGGTTCGAGGCCCCGCCGTGGGCGTGGACGATCATGTTGGAGAGCGTCCGGGCGCCGGCAGCGTACTTCTCCAGGTCCACCCGGCCGTAGAGCGAAGGCGAGAGCTCGCCGCCAGCAAAGGAGAACTGGATGTTGCGGAAAGCCACGGCTAGCGCCTCGCGGCCAGGAAATCGCCCGGGGCCACGGTCCTCTTCCTGCCCTCGACGGCGTTGCGCTGCCGGGCCTGGACCAGCGCGTTCCGGTACATGGTCAGCATGGCCTGCTGCTTGGAGCTGTCGCCGGTGATGGGCTGGGCCAGGTCGGCGGCCAGCTTCCAGCTCACGGCCTCCACGAACTCGGCGTCGAACAGGCTCGGGTCCTCCACCCGGGCCACATAGCGCAGCCAGGCCGCCGGCTCGTCGGTGCAGAGCATCAGGGTCGTGCCGGCGGCGTTCAGCTCGAGGGAGAATTCGACGGCCGGCCCGCTCCGGAAGGATGCGCGCAGGTCGAGCGCCCGGATGCAGTCCGAGGGCAGGCCGTACATGAAGGCGCGGCCGAAGACCGGCGTCTCGTCGGCCAGGGCCAGCGCATTTTTCCTGATGGCGAAGTTCCAGGGGTAGTCCCGCAGCACCGCGTCGCGCACCCCGGCGTAGAACAGGGCGCAGTAGCGGGCCGCGGTGCTCTCCTCGTCGAGTGCGGTGATCATGTAGTCGCCCAGGCGGACCAGGGCCAGGTTGCAGATTTCGGTTTCACTCGTGGCCACGTGCAGCTCCTGAAGGCCTCACCCGGGCGGGAACCGAAGTCCCCGCCCGGGGGCGCGCCCCCTTACTCGTTGGTATCCACCTCGGGGGTGATGAAGGCGTCGAAGGCCCCGGCCGTGAGCGCGGCGGTGGCGATGGTGTAGGTCACCCGCAGGTAGCGCTTGAGCCCGCGCGGCAGCCGGGTCCGGCAGACCCAGGTCCCGGCGGCCAGGTCGGCGTAGTCCAGCGCTCCGGAGTCGTAGAGCGTCTCGGCCGTGCCGAACTCCGAATCGCTGTCGGTCTCCAGCTTGAACTGCACCGTGGCCGCGCCGGCCGAGGCCGCGGCCGTGGCCACCAGGATGCACAGGAACGGCGCGATATGCGCGTCGCCGGCCGCGCCCAGGTCCACCACGTTGGTCGAGGCGTGCTCGGCCACGGTGGTTTCAGCCTGGCCGTCGGAAAACATCAATTCGTTGTCGATGATCATCTCGGTTTCTCCTTTCGCGGGGCTTTTCGCCGGCCTTAGGCCACGGCCGCCTCGGTGTTCAGGATGGCGTCGCAGCGGCGGATGGGGATGTTCCAGAACATGGTGATGGGCCTGCCCGCCCACTCGCCGATGGTCAGGTTGACGTTCTTCTTGTTCATGGCCCGCTTGGTGAGCGCGGTCGCCACCTGGCGGTTACAGTAGAAGGCCGACCGGCCCAGGCCCAGGTTCGGGATGCGGTTCACGGCGTCGATCATGTACAGCTCCAGCGCCGCCGAGCTGTCGTCCTCCGCGCCGGCCGTGGCCAAGTCGGACACGTCGATGTTGCAGATGCGCGCGACGTAGCGCCAGTCGCGCACGGTCAGGCCGCAGTCCCACTTGTAGTGGGTCCGGTAGCCCTGGTACTTGCCGCCGTCCTCGTCGAAGAGCGTCACCTCGCCCAGGTCCTCGTGCTGCAACCCGGCCTTGGAGCCCTTGGGGTAGATGCCGTGGACCGTGTTCAGGCCCCAGTTCACGAGCCAGACCGAGGTGTTGTCCGCGCCAGCTCCGCCGGCGCCGATCACGTTGTAGGTGGACACGTCCTTGTCCGTGCCGATGGCGTTGTAGCGGGGCGAGAGGCCATTGAACTTTTCCGGGTCCGTGTCGGTGTCGCCGTAGAACAGGGTCGCGGCCATCTCCTGGTTCATGGCCTCCAGAAATGCCCGGTCCTCGCTCAGGCGGAAAGCCGCGGTGTTGCCGTTTAAGTCGGCGAGCGCCTTGTCCACCTCGGCGTAGGCTTCCAGCATGCCACAGGAGTCGGTCACCTGTTTGGTCTTGGACTTGCCGCCCTGCACGCCGTAGTTCAGCTTGCGCCAGGTGGCCGAGGGCAGGCCGGTGCGCACCGTGGTCTTGTGCCCGGTGGGCAGGTTGCCCTCGACGAAGGTCATGTCGGACAGGATTTCGTTGGTCTCGGCCAGGAGCTCCACGATGACCGCGATGCGGTCATTGGGGTCCAGGCGCCGGGCCAGGTCCAGCAGGGTCGGGTTGGTTTCGCCGATGGTGGCCATTGTCGTTCACTCCTATTTCAGGTCGGGATAGAGGGTTTTCGCCGGATCGCGGGCGCCGGTGTCGCCGGGCTGCGCGCCTTCCAGGCCGGGCTCGGCCATGGCCTTGCCCACGCGCCAGAAATACTTGACCACCTCGGGATGCGAGCCGAGGCCGGTCTGGTTCAGCAATTCGGTCAGCCCCGGGGCGCTGAACTTCTGCACGGCCTTCAGGGCCACCTTCACGTTGGCCTCGAAGGCGCCGCCGCCGAACTCGCCGTCGTCCTTCAAGGACTGGATCCACGTCTCCTGGTTCTTGGCGTAGGCCGCTTCGCGCAGCCCGGCCGCCGTGGCGTTCAGCCCTTCCGCGCTCTTGCCGTAGGCGCTCACCAGCTCCTGGAGCGCGGCGTTGGGCACCCCGTGCCTCGCGGCCCAGGCCTTGACCTCGCCCAGGGTCGCGGCATTGGCCTCGCGCAGCTCCTTGGGCAGGGACTCGGCCGTGAAGACCTCGGGAACCTCGAGGGTGTAATCCTCGGGCTTTTCCGGGGCCTTCTCCGGGGCCTTCCCGGGCTCCTTGGCCGGCTCCTTGCCGGGCTCCGGCTTCTTACCTTCCTCCTTCGCCGGCTCTTTCCCGCCGGGCTCCTGGGGGCCGGGCCTGCCGGCGGGCGTGGGCTCCTGCGCCGCGGGCTCGGGGTTGGGGGCACCGGCCGCATCCGCGCCGGGCGTCACAAGGGTTTCGCTCATGGTTTTTCCTCCGTGAGAAGTTGTTGCAGCCGCTCCGGACAGGCGGCCAGGATGTCCGTGAAGATCTGATTGGCCATGGATTGCCGGCCCTCGAGGTATGAGGCCTCGCCGAAGTTGTTGCCCCTGAAGGTCGGCTCGTTGAACCGCCCCAGGGCCAGGAAGCGCCGGAAGAAGCGCAGTCCCTCGGGCGTGGCCGCGATCCTGGCCACGTCGTCCAGGGCCTGCGCTCGCGCCTTCCTGGCCGCCTCGGTCTGGTTCAAACGCCGCTCGCGCTCGTCGGCGTACAGCTCGTCCGTCATTGCGTGATCCCCTTCAAAAGCTCATCCATGGCGCTGTTCTGGCCCACTTTGGTTTCCGAGAGCGTCTTGCCCATGCCCACGGCCCGCTCCAACTGTTCCGCCTGGGCCGCCTGCCGTTGCTGCTCGGCCCGGGCCTGGCGCAGCGTCCGGACCCGCTCCTTGTTGCGCAGCACGGCCGGAGGCGTGCCGACCATGTCCGCGTATTCGGTGCACAGGGCGTCGGTATCGAGGTTGTCCAGGGCGTCCGGCTGCTGGGCCAGCGCCGCCTGGGTCTGGGCCACCTGGCCGATGAACGATGAGACCTGCTGCAAGGCGGTCACGCCGGTCATCTTCTGGGCCTGGGCCAGCATGGAGACGTATTCGACCTTCAGGTCCTGGTCGAAGAGCTCGTCCGGCGGCCGGGGGAAGAACCCGCGCCGGTCCAGGATGGCGAAGACCCGGTCGATGAGCGGGTCGAGTAGCTCGTTCTGCAGCCGCTCCAGCACCGGTCCGAGCTGCTGCAACTTCTCCTGCTGGCGCTCGGTGATCTCCGTGGCCGTGATCTGCCGGCCCTGGGCGCCGAGCGCGTCCAGCATGCGAAAGAGGTCGTTTTTGAGCCCCCGCTCGATGCGCTGCTGGATCTTCTCGATCTTGTATTCGACCTGCTGCACGTTCAGATTGACGTTGATGATCGGCTTCAATGCCTCGCCCTGGGCCGCGTCCACGTAGTTGACATCCCCGGGGATGAGCGAGATGCCGGCCGCGGCCATGGACGACGGCGCGGCCAAAGGCGGGTCGATCTGCTTGTCGAGGGCTTTCAAAGCCTTGGTTTCCATGGCCTGAAGCATCTTGGCGTCGCCGAGCACATGCATGCCCGGCGAGTAGCCGTAGACATCGGACCCGGTCACGCTCCAGCGCGGGCACATGGCCGGGAACTCGTAGAAGCCGCTCTCCTCCAGGAGGTGCCCGCCTTCGCCGCCCGGGCCGCCCTCGTAGTAGACCGAGGCGAAGCGGCGCCGCTTCGGGTTCATGGACTCCGGGTCGTAGGATTCGCGCGGGTAGACGCAATGCACCACGTCCACCCATTCGTCGCCGGCCTGGGCTTCAACCTTGGAGCGCGTGGCGGCCGACACCGCGTCCTTCCCGAAGCGCTCCACGAGCTGCAAGGCGGTCATGCGGAACTGGCGGAAGATGGCGTTGACCCGGCCGTTCATCCCGTTGGCGAGGAAGTACTCCCCGATGGTCAGCGTGCGGAACCGGACCAGCGTTTCGTCGTCCTCCTCGACGAACAGCACGCCCGTGCCGAAGGCGCCCAGCTCGAGGTAGAGCGTGTGAATCGCATCGTAGAAGTTCGAGCGGCCGAGCACGGTCAACAGCCCGCGCTGGGCGAGATGCAGCCAGGCCTTCACCGGCCCGTATTCCGCCGCGGCCTGGTCTGAGAGCCCCAGCTTGAACCAGGGCCGCGAGGGCGAGGTCAGCCCGCCCTGCATGCCCGAGGCCAGGGTGTCCAGCGCGTCCGGGGCCGTGGAGTTGATGATCTTGTCGTTCTTCTTGCTGCCCCAGTTGGTCCGGTCGCCCTTGTCCAGGAACCGGCTGCGCCTGGGTTGCAGGTAGTCGGCCAGGTCCTGCCAATGGTCCTCCCAGGACTGGCGCTCGCGCCGCAGGCTCGCGAGCCGCCGCGCGCAGCTCCGGACCGCGTCCGACCGCACCGCGTCCATGCTCAAGCCTGCCCCAGGAGCGTGTGCTTGCTGGTCGCGGCCGTGCTCGTGTCGCCCTTGCCGCTGGTCAGGACGGTCTTGTTGCGCGTGCTGGCCAGCGCGGCCTGCTTGCGCTCCTTGTCCGCGGCCTTCTTGGCCTCGGTGTCGGGCTCCTCGATGTCCGGATACTGGATAGAGCCGGAACTAACCCCGCCGAATCCCATGGCTATTCCTCCTCACAGCACCTTGTAGTCGGTCTTCGCCTTGTTCCTGGCCGAGCCCACCACGTGCTCCCGGTACACGGGCTCGGCGAAGGTCAGCACCGCCGCGTCGGCCCCGTCGGGGCTTGAGAGCCCCCGGGCGCGGATGTCGTCCTTGCTCTCGAGCTGCAACCGGGTCCGGCTGTCATACTTGAACCCCGGCGCCACCAGGTCCGCGTGCAGGGCATCGTCGTCCGGGATTGAGGCCGGGGCGTCGTCGTCCGCCAGCCAGGCCCGGCAGCGGTCCCACATCTCGGCCCGGCGGTTCGCGTACTTCTGCGGCTCGCTCGCCGCCGCGCCGAAGTTCACCACCCGCACCCGGCCGCCGAAGCCGCGCTCGATGAGCATCGAAGCCAGCTCGTGCCCGCCCCCGCCGAAGTCCACGAACAGCATGTCGATGCGCGGTACGCCGGCCTCGAGCTTGCGCGTCAGGAACCCCAGCTTTTCCGCGAACCCCATGCGGTGGTACTCGAGCCCGAACAGGCTCAGCCCCTGGCGGTAGACGAAGGCGTCCCGGTCCCCGGCGTCCTCGATCTGCGCCGGATCAAAGCCGGCGACCACGGCGCCGTAGCTGCGCCCGGGCGTGGCCTTGCGGGCGCGCAGCACCAGCTCCGGCTTGATGAAGCTGTTGGTGCCCGTCACCTGGAAGGCCTCGGCCGGGTTGGCCGGGTACTCCTGCTTGAAGAGCAGGTCGCCGAGTTCCCGCACCTTCTCCCGCCGCCAGGCCATTTGCTCCGGGGTCAGGCCGTAGGCGGCCTGGTACTCGGCCTCCTCGTCGCTCGGGCTGAACCCCTCGGGCACGGGCGCGGCGTATTCGTCCTGCCAGTACCAGGGCACGAAAATGGCCTGGAAGGCGTCCTCGCCGCGCTCGGCCTGCTGCCATTTGCGGTGGTAGAAGTTGCCCATGCCGTTGGCCGTGGACTCGAGGATGATCTCCGTGCCGGGCTCGCTGGGGATGGCCTGCATCACCCCCGCGGCGTGCTTCTCCGCGTTGGGCCAGAAGGCCACCTCCGAGCCGTGAAAGAGCTGCACCGTGCTGGACCGGCCCACGTCCTGGGAGCCGGCCGTGCCCACGCGATAGCCGCTGTCCAGGGCGCTGAAGATCAGCTCCTTGCGGTTCGAGGTGCCGACGCTGGGTTTGAGCTCCGGCAGGTTGTGCTCGTGGAAGCGCTGGACCATCTCGAACAGGTTCTGCGTCGCGTCGTTGCCGTGGGTCAGGATGAAGGTCCGGATGCCCCGGCCGTGCGTGGTCCGGTGGTAGAAGCGGCCGCCCACGTAGGTGCTGCATCCCTGCTGCCGGCCTTTCAGGATCAGGGCGCGGACCATGCCGGTCTCGGCCTTCTGGGCCTCGAGCCGGCCGTGCAGGTAGCGTTGCGCCGCGTTCAGGGTCAGCGGCACGATGGCCCCGGACTTGGAGCGGATGCGCAGCGCGGCCTGTGCGTAGTAGGGGAAATCGCGCATCAGGCGCAGCCGGAGCGCGCGCTCGGCGTCAGCGGTCATCGCCAACATCGCCGTCCCGCCCCGCCGCAACCTGTTCGGTCAGCAGCCGCACCCAAACATCGTGGCTCGTGGTCCCGCTCAGCTCCACGTCCACGTGATCCCCGTACTTCTTGGGGTCGTATTTCGCCGCCAGCCATTTGCGGGTATCGACCTGGAGCCGAGCCTTCTGCGGGTCCCTGGTCTTGTCCGCGATGTCCTTCATTTCTCCGGCGAGATACCCGGCTTGAAGTTTGTGAGCGAACGTGTACATGGCCCGAAATTCTTCGTTCTCCGGCATGCAAAGCCACTTGGCGACGGTGCTGTAGTCCAGCCGGAGAGCCTTGCAGACGGACACCAAAGACTTGCCGCACGCGATGCGGTTGCAGATGCTCTCCGCAAGCTCCGGACTGTAAAGCGTCGGCCGGCCTGGCTTCCTGGCCCTCTTGACGCTTTGCTTTCCCGTCGCCTTCGCCACGGCCTCAGCCCCCCAGCACCTTGAAGAGCCAGGTCACGAGCGCGCTGCCCACCAGCGCCCCAAAGCCGGCGATGATGGCCAGTTTCACGCTGATCCGCTCGAGCGTCTTCTCCACCTTGCCCAGGCGCTTCGCGTGGTCCTCGTCGGTCTTCTCCAGCCGCACAATCCGGTCCATGCGCGCCTCGCAGCGTTCAGTGAGCAACGTCTCGATCCGCGCGAACCCGGCCTTGACCTCGGCCTCAAGCGTGCTCTGGCCCTTGCGCAGGTCGTTTACGGCCTTCCACAGCTCGCCGACGGCGTCCTTGCCCTGTTCGCTCATGCCGCCGCCTCCACCTTGGCCAGGCACAGCCAGCCGGGGGTGCAGAGCATATGGGCGCGGATGTCGTGCGGAGCGGCCGCGTTGGGCTCGCAGCCGAAGGTGATGCCCAGCGCCTTCCAGTAGGCCCAGGCCACCACCCAGCTACAGATCGGGTAGGCGTCGAACCGGGCCAGCCGGCGCAAAAGGTAGACCTCGCGCCCGGCCGCCTTGCCGAGCATGCAGTCCCCGAAGTGCGCCGCGAGCTTGACTAGGCCGTACCTGCGCCCGACGTAGGCCCGGGCCGCGCAAGCCAGGGCTGCACGCTGGGCATCGCTCAGGCCCGCATGCCGCCAGACCTCGTGCACCGCGCCGGCCACGTCGGCGTAGGCGTGCTCCCGGACCGTCCACAGCGCCTCGACGATGGAGGCAGGCCCGACCGCGATGGCCACGTGGTTCGCGTAGACCTCGCGGTCGCCCGGCCGCTCGTCCGCCCAGCGGATCGCCACCTCCAGCTCGCCCGAGCCGTGGAAGTCCAGGATGTCCCCGGCTTGCAGCACCAGGCCCATCGCCCCTACTCCGAGGCCGCCGTGGTGGTCGTTTCGGTCGCCGTCGCGCCCAGGGCAACGAAGGTCGCTTCCAGCTCGTCCAGGAGCTCGACCGACAAAGCCACGTCGCAGGCGTTCATGGTGATCGCCTGGTCGAGCACCCCGGACGTGCCCAGCACCGCGGACGCGAGCAGCACGATCTGCCCGGCCTTGGCGTTGGCGTCGGAAACCTCGGCCTGCACCAGCGTGGCGAAGTCGGCCCAGGTCGGCGAATCGGTTTCGAGGAAGGCCTCGATCTTCACGCACACGTCGTAGCCGTCCTGGGCCGCGTAGGCCCCGGCGGTGATGGCTGCGGCGTTGGCCAGCTTGATCGCCGCGCCCAGGGTGTACGGGTCGTCCAGCTGCATCAGGATCGAGTCCGCCGAGGTGGTGGCATCGGTGCAGGCGTCCGGGTAGGTCACGGTCGAGACCGTGGACACGATCCCGCACCCGGCCGTGGTCACGGCCAGCCCGAGGGTCAGCCCGCAGACCAGGACCAGCCCGAGGACGCCGCTCTTGATCACCCCGGCCCGTTGCAGGATGAACTTGATCGAGTCGTAGACGATGCCGTTCCAGGACACGGGCAGCATCCGCACCAGCTGCTCCGCCGCCCACAACCCGATGGTCCCCACCGCCACCTTGTTCGCAATGATCCACGCGCCGATGGTCGAAAGCAT